TCGGCAAGGCTGCCTCGGGCGTCAACCCCGGCAGCGATCCGCAGGCCGACAGCCCGCAGGCCGAGTACGACGCCGCGATCGAGAAGGCGATGGCTGACAACAACTGCGACCGCTTCAAGGCGGCGTCCATCGTTCTGTCGACCGCGAAGGGCTCTGCCCTCTACGCGGCAGTCAGCAAGCACGTCAAGGCAAACAAGTAACCCACCTCCGACGGAGAAACGACCATGGCCACCAACGAGTCCACCATCAGCATCAGCAAAAAGGCCGCTGGCGATCTGTCGGCGAAGCAATACCTCTTCATGAAGATGTCCGCGGATAACACCGTGGACACGTGCGCGGCGGTCACTGACGTCGCGGTCGGTGTTCTCCAGAACGATCCGAGCGCGGCCGGCAAGCCAGCCACCGTGGCGGTTCTCGGCACCACGAAGGTGGTTGCCGGTGCTGCCATTGCCGTCGGCGCGCGCGTCGCCCCGACTGCCGCCGGCAAGGCTCAGACTTCGGTCGCGACGCAGTACGCGCGCGGCATTGCGCTCGAGGCCGCTGCGGCCGATGGCGACATCATCGAGATCCTTCTCATCACCACGACCGTCCAGGCCCCGTAATAGGAGCAACGAACCATGTCTCTTCCCACCGAAGGCGATGTTCACGTCAATGCGCCGCTGACCGATCTCTCTGTCCTGTACGCGCAGTCGTTGGACAAGTTCGGCGCGGACAAACTCGCTCCGATCCATCCGTCGGACAAGCAGACCAACCTGTTCTTCAAGTTCACGAAGGACTTTTGGGGCCGCGATGCAATGAAGGAGCGCGGGCCGGGCACGCTGGCGGCGGAGGCCGGCTACGGCATCACGACCGATTCGTTCGCGTGCATTCCGTACGCAGTGCGCAAGCCGATCTCGGACATGGTCAAGGCCAACGAGGACGGCCCGCTCAACAGCGAGCGCAACGCGATGCAGTTCGTGACGCTGCTCGAGCGCATCCGTCGAGAGAAGGCGTTCGTCGCTGCCGCGATGTCTGCGGGCACGTGGACGACGACGGAGACCGGAGTCGCCTCGGCACCGGGCGCGAACCAGTTCCTGCAGTGGAACGACGCCGCCTCGACGCCGATCGAAGACGTCCGCTCGTGGTGTACCGAAGTCGAGCTCCTGACGATGGGCGCGGCTCGTCCGAACGTGCTCGGCCTCGGCCAGCAGGTGTGGGACGCGCTTGCCGATCATCCGGACCTCGTCGACCGCCTGAAATACGGCGGCCAGTTGCAGGGCTCGCTCGCGAAGGTCACCACGCAGATGGTTGCCGCCCTGCTCGGTCTCGAAGAGATCGTCATCATGGGCGCTGTCGAGAACACCGCCAAGGAAGGTCAGGCTGCGTCGGCGAGCTACATCGCCGGCAAGAAGGCGGTCCTCCTGTACCGCAACACCTCGCCCGGCATCGAGAGCGTGACCGGCGTCAAGACGTTCACGTGGTCGCGCTACACCGGCAACCCAGCCGGCTGGCGCATCAAGACGTATCGCGACGAGAACATCGAGAGCGACATCGTCGAGATGCAGTCGGCCTTCACGCACAAGCTCGTGGCCGCAGACGCAGGTGTCTACATCCCGAGCGCGGTGGCGTAGCTCATGGCGCGCCTTCGCGGCCACAGCGTGCTCGACGCGTCGCGGGCGCTCTACGTGAAGCGTGCTCCGCTAACCATTGGCGGACGCACATTCGCGAAGGGCGATGCGTTCCCGTGGCGCGATCTTGGCGTGCGACCGAAGAAGCTGCATCAGTTGTGGTCACAGCGTGTCATCGGTCACGAGCAGCCCGGCGAACGCAACGGCGCCGAGAGTCAGAACGAGCTGGTCAGGCCGATCGTCGAGGAGCCTGGGCCGATCGTCGAGGAGCCTGGGCCGATCGTCGAGGAGCCTGAGCCGACTCCCAAGCAGCGCAAGCGGCGCCGCGCGGAGTAAGCCATGGGCCAGCAGTCCGCCCGCATCGGCGCGGCGCTGCGTTCCACGGCTCAGCGCGTCTGCATCGCGCTAGCCCTCGAGATCGACCGCGAGCTCCGGCTCGCGACGCCGGTCGACACCGGCCACGCGCGGCGCAACTGGGTGCCGTCGGTCGGCCAGCCTCATCAGGGGGCCGTCCAGGACGACTCGGCGCACGCGCAGGGCATCGCCGCGGTGCTCGCGTACGAGCTCGCCAGCGGCGCGCTGTGGGTCGCAAACGCGGTCCCATACATCCGCGCTCTGAACTACGGCCACTCACAGCAGGCGCCAGCGGGATTCGTCGAGCGGGCCATCGACCTCGCCATGGCGACGGTCTCGAGGAAGTTCGGCCATCTCACCGAGATGCGCACGGCGTTTCGGCAGGAGGTCGGCGGCATGGCGGCGGAGAACATTGCATCGGCGTACTCGCCGTTCTCGGGGGACACATGAGCATGCAGCCGTTCCTCGCGCACGCGTCGGGCTGCTCGGTCTGCCGCGGCAACCCGCACCTGCCATGCGCGACTGGCGCGCCGCTGCTCAAGGAAGGCGCGGAGCGGCTCACCAGGCGGCTGATTCACGATCCACGGAGGGCACGAGCATGACGGAGCTACAAGCGATCGAGGCGATCTATCAGCGTTGGGCCGAGGGTTGGCCGGGCGAGGTGGTTCCGCCGCCGCGCGCGGTGACGATCCGTGTCGGCCGTCGATTCGACCGGAGGAGACTATGAACGAGCAACAGGCAAATCTGGCCATCCTGCAGCAGTGGGAATCCGGCTGGGACGCACTACACCCGCAGGACACGTCGGCGCCGGAGTACGTGCCGTACACCTACGACAACGAGGCGTTCGACACGGACGCGCTCGGCGACCTCGGGGCCTGGGTGCGGCTGACGATCCAGCACTCGACGCGGCGGCAGCGGACGATGGGATCGGCGCCGAACCGGAAGTACGAGTGCCGGGGTCGCGTGTTCGTGACGCTGTTCGCGCCGGTCGACAACGGCCGCGCGCTCATCGCTCAGCTCGCGGACGACGTGCGCACGGTCATGGAGGGCCAGCGGCTCGGCGACCTGCTGCTCGACGACGCCACGACGCGCGGCGAGAACTGGTTCGCGACGGGGCCGACGCGCGAGGATGGTGTGTGGGCGCAGGCCACTGTAGTCGTGGAATTCCGGTATACGGACACGCGCTAGACGTCCACCACCGTCAGCTTGTGGCATCAGCGTCGCGCTCGGCGCGCGCTCGGGTCGATTACGCCCGAAATCGACCCGATCCGCCCCCGCCCAGCACGTTGGCCACATGGTCGACTACATCAGCGAAGGCGTGGAAGTCTGCATCGGTGCCGAGACCACGCGCGGCACGGCGCCCTCGTCGGGCTGGAGCAAGCTGCAGGTCGACGTCGGTGGCGTCTCGGGCCTCGAGCGCACCTACGTGGACGTCGAGCGCGACATCCACTCGGTGAACGCGACGCAAGAGAAGGGCGACCACGTCGCCTACTCCGTCGAGCCGTCGCTGACGCACGACCTCAACAAGGACTTCGTCGACGCGATCGCGCAGCCGTCGTTCCGCTGCGATGCCAAGCATCTCGGCGGCACGGGCCTGTCCCTGTTCCGCCCCACGGCGGTCGTCGACGGTGGCGTGTCCGCGGATAGCTTCACCGTCGCCGCGCTCGGTGCGCTGCCCGACGGCATGCTCATCAAGGGCCGTGGGTTCACGAACTCGGGCAACAACGGCCTGTTCGTCACGTCGGGCACGTCGGACGGCACGAACATCAAGGTCGCCACCGGCACACTCACCGCCGAGGCGTCACCACCGGCCAACGCGACGGTGGACGTCGTCGGCTTCCAAGGCGCCGCTGGCGACCTCGAGCTCGACGTCTCCGGCAACTTGACCTCGACGGCGCTCGACTTCACGACGCTCGGGCTCGTGGTCGGTATGTGGATCTATCTGCCCTCGACGGCAGAGGCGACGGCCATGGGCTCGGCGAACTACGCGTTCTCGAACGCGGCGTACACGGGGCGCGCGCGCATCACGGCGATCGCGGTCGGCCAGCTCACGCTCGAGCGCCACACGTGGACGCTCGGCGCGGCGACGACCGAGACCACGAGTACGGTGCGCGTGTTCGCCTCCTCGAGGTTCTATCGCAACTACGCGATCGACGACACGCTCTACGACGAGCACACCGTCTCGCTCGAGAAGACCGACGTCAAGCCGGGCGACTCGGCGGCGACGCGCTACACGTGCGCGAAGGGCTGCGGCGTCAACACGCTGCAGATCTCGGCGCCGATCGACTCCAAGATCACCGCGACCGTCGGCTTCATCGGCATGACCGCGACGACGCCGGTGGCCGCAGCCGACCGCGTCACCGGTCCGTCGACGGCCTACGAGCCGCTCGGTGACGCGCTGCTCGACACGCAGAACGACCTCCGCGAAGTGCGGCTCACCGACTCGGGCGGCTCGCTCGTGGCCGACGTCGAGAGCTGGACGTACAACCTCAACAACAACGTCAAGGCCCGCAAGAGCCAGGGCGTGTTCGGCGCGTCGGGCCTCAACTACGGCAAGTTCATGTACTCGGTGAACATGAACGCGTATTACCAGGACTCGGACGCGATCGATGCCTCCGACGAGAACCGCGACGGTATGGCGTGGGACGCGTTCATCGCGAACCACCAGTACGGTCTGGTTCTCGACCTGCCGAACGTGGCTTTGCGGAATCCGTCGCTGAACTACGCGGCGAACGAGCCGGTCATGATCAACTGCGACATCGTCGCGTTCCGCTCACTGACCGACGGCATTGCTGGCTCGATGAGCGTGTTCGGGTACATCCCGACCGAGTAATCCGACGAGGCGCTGCAGCTCGCGCCGGTCCTCCAGGCGCTCGAGCGAAGCTGAACTGACGTCCCGGGCCGTCGCGCCGAAGCCCGGGGCCTTCGGGCCGTCGAGATCGACCCGAAGCGGGCTCCGGTCGTAGCGTTGTGAGCATGTTCGA